AAGCGGTGCTTCCTGCATCGCTGTGCGCAAAAATAATGGTTTTTCGGAGAATAACAAGGATTATAGAGGTTGTTTTAAATGAAAGAGCCGTGCCTAATTTTAAACTTATCATCATGAGTTATTGGATATGCCCCTTTTTATTTCTATTTTTGCTTTTGCCTAATTTTAAATTTTATTTATCATGGATAATAGTGAAATTTCAAAAGAAAGAGCAGAAGAAATATATGGTGCTCTTAAAAGAAAATGTCCTTCGTTTGAATGTCCAGTATGTAAATGCAAAACATTTAACTTAGTTGCAAGTGAGGTTTTTCTTCCTTTACCAATGAGAGGAGAAAACAATATAATTCTCGCTCCTTCCAGAGGACGAAAATGTGTCGCCCAAATATGCAATAATTGTGGCAATACATTAATTTTTGATCTTGATACCCTATTCAAATGACATAGGATAAACCTTATCAACGACCTGTGATTTAGTTTCAATTATTGCAGGTCGTTTTTTTAATTCAGTAATAAGCGCATCAGCTTGTTTAACACTTACTTTTGCCGCATCTTCTAAAGACATTTCATCACTCATAAGAACAGCTACACATTCCTTTGCTATTTCATATCTTCGCTGTTCCCAGTCTATATTATCCCAGTCAGTAATGATAAGATATATAGCAGGGACGTAAGACAAAACATTATCCAATTCACAAAGATAACACATTCCGTATGGTGCGTTAAGCACACCATCAGCATCTGCTTCCATGCCTTTGATAATGGTTACTTCTGTTCCTTCTTCTATTTCAGTTCTATTAAATTCCCATGATACTTTTAGTTTTGCTTTCATAACTTTTCCTTTTTGTAATATTCAACAATCGTTTTATTTAATGATAGAACAAGAGCAAATGTCAGTGTTGCCGGCATTTCGTTCGTATTCATCTTCTTGATAAACACCTGACCGTTTCTGTATTCAAGAACGGTATCAAGTTCTATTATTTTGCTTTCGTTATCTTGAAGTCGTTCCTTCACCGCTTCATCCCAGCCAGCTTCATAAGACGCTATGAGCATAGAAGATTGAGCCTTATTAACTGGTGCTCCATTATCCCTGTCCATTGTTTCCATTTTCAAGGCATATTCTTTTGCTTTTTCTTCTTTCTTGCTCATTGCTTATCCTCCCTTTTCTGTTTTTTCGAATGGTTGTCAGTAATATGATTTACTATCTCATTCATAGCTTCATCCCAAGGCAACTCGGCCAGATACTTCAAGCAGGCATCCCAACCAGCTAAAAATCCCTCGCTAAACTCGTCAGCACAGCAATCCTCATCACAGTCATGTGCGATATTTTCTCCTTCACAGAAGCGACAATAAGCACGTTCTTCACAAGCATGTTTACCGTTACACTGATAATGATCGTGAACGGCTTCCCTTAGCATTTCTTCTTTTTTATCCATATTTCAATCCTCTGTAATTTTATAACGTTTTCTATATTTCTCTATCATATCTTGTGCTTCTTGCAACGTGTTTTCTTCAGATACTCCTTTGGATATAAGGAATTGTGTAGCAGCCTTACATGCCTTATACATATTCCTTGTCTCATACTTTCTGATTAATCGAGAGGTTTGTTTGTATTTTAGGATTCTGTATAAGCCTATAATTATACCCCACACGACAAGGATAGACAGACGTATTAATGCAACAGCTATTAGTCCAATAACTATATAACCTATATATAATGCTATTGTATTCATAAATCAATCCTCCAACAAATCCAATATCTTACAGAGCGTACCTTCAAGAGTTGCTACTCTATCTTCCATGTCAATTTTGTAATCCTCATATTCACCGTCTTCGTATAAAGTTTCGCATCCTTCATCTTTCGATGTCGAATATTCTAATCTATTATGACACAAATCAGCAATTTCTTTCAAAATCTCGTTAACCGGTTTGCCATCTATAGTGGTTTCAACGCTCGTTTCAATTTTTACTTTTACTTGTTTCATATTCTTTCTCCTTTCCACCTGTTCCCAGCAGCCACCACATGACTGCCAGGAACAGGTAATACAATTTTGTTTTCATTGATTATTTCTCCGTTTTTCTACAAGCTGTTCAAGCCTCTTTTCGCATTCTGCACACTCGAGTTTCTTGCGCTCCAGCTTGTCACGGAACTTAACCAGCTCCTCGTCCGTATTCTCGTCAAAGAACAGATTATTTTGGCGGTTGTACTCGATGTATTCACGCATCATTTTTTCAGCTTTCGACACCTTTGCCTTAGCGGAAATCAGTTTCCTAAGACAACTATCAAACATCAGTTCTCCAGAGCGTTTGTCATAAAAGGAAATACTTGAATACACACAATATCTTGGATATTTGCATTGTAACTTTGCAATCCTCCAACGGATAACCCAATCATATTTGAAATACATTTCCCTTGGCAAATCATACGTATATAGAATTACATAGTTCCCATTATCATCATGATATTGTATGGTAACATGAAACCAAGACTCTACCTTCAATTCCCTTTCTGCCTTGGCTTCATACTTAGCCATCTCATAATAATCACTTAAACTTTCCTGCTTTCCCATATCAGAATAACTTTAATTGAACTGGTTGCTTACCTCTCTTTTCCATCGTTCTGGCATAACGAGGACATATACTTTTATAAGGGCAATTCCCTGACTTTGCAGCAAGAAAACGGGTGTGTGATGCTTCCCACGATTTGTCCTCATCATAGCCGGAGAAAAGCCAAAAGTCCATGCAGTTCCAACTGTTATTATCCATGTTCGGCTTTTCATCTACCAGTTCTACAAGTCCGTTACTATGTGGTTTACCCATAATCACTTATATCTAAATGTATTTATTCTCTCAAGATACGCTGCTATTCTCTTTTCTCTTTTCAGGATTATCACCATTTCTTACAAAGATTCGAGTATGTAACTTGTCACCTGGGATAGCTACATATTTACCATGCTTCTCACGTTCTCCATGCTTAGCTACTTTAATATCTGTCCCTTTCGGATTTTTTTCAAGGTCAGCCTTGCGAGCTAATATCGGATCACATTTATCTTTCATATCTTATCCCTCCCAATTCTCTGTTGTTCCTATTAAATGTGCAGTATGTTCATTATATGGAATGCACTCTTGATATACAACACCTCCAAATACACAAAAGTGACTACCTCGCTTATGGGAGAACTCTGCTGCACTCCATTCACCGCAAATACTTCTAACCAATACTGTTTGTTTGAAAGTAAACTCATATTCTTGCTTTTGTTCAATTCCGAAAAAGCGTTTCAGGTACTCTTTAGCTTTCGGATCTTTACTTTCCTTGAGAGAGGCCATGAGTTTCTGCTTTTCTTCTTCTGTAGCCTTTTCAACATTGCATCCAGCATCAGAATAAGTATCAATATCCACACTTCCATTGCCATCATTAATCAGAATTGATACATAGTCATTCGTGAAATACAACAATCCTCCTTTACCATCATCAACTAAGTCTATATCCTTAATTATAGATAGCCATGTATATGTATCATTTGACAACTTGATTATATCCCCATCTTTAAAAGTCATGTATTCGGGGATTTCAAGTATGAGGTCAGAACCACTTTGCTTATTGAGAATTATGCATCCATCTTTAGGGTAAGAATAAACAAATTCATCAAATTCATCTTGTATTATAGCAACGATACAGTTGTCTGATTTCATATCAAAACAAACTATCCTCGCATTTCTACCGTTACGTGTTATAATCTTGCCTTCACACTCTTTATTTGTAATTTTCTTTGCCAATTCCACGTCAAAAGGCACTTTTACTAATTTATGCTCCATATTTTTCTGACATTTTTTTGATAAACAATCTGGAAGAGCAATTAAGATATGACTGCCAACATCCATTATAGCCGGACCATCTGAAACTGTTTTTCTTCAATTCATCCCTAACTGATTGATCAGGTTTACCATCGAAGAAAAGTTGCATCCTGTTCTCTGGATAATTCTCAACCACTTTTACATCACCGATGTAATATTCTTTGCTCTGCATGTTTTTCAGCATCTTTGCCTTTTCAAGCTGTTGCTTAACCCTTCGAATATTGGCTCCGTTATTTGTAATAGAGCATGATGCAAATCCAATTTCACCAAAACAGTTAGGTTCAAACAGTTTTCTGACTTGACTCTCGGTTAAACCAAGTTCAACAAGCCGGTCATGCTTCTCTAATTCGGTAATTTTCTTTGAACGGATAACCTTGTTTGCAGACTTCATCAGTTCCTGAACTCTTTCAAGTTCCTTCAGCTTGTTTGCCAGCTTCTCAACTGCATTATCATCATCAAGGTAAATGGAAGTGTTGTTCTCCACAGCTGAGGCTTTTTCAGCCCAATATTCTGACTTTTCCGTGTGTTTTACAGACTGTCCCATGGTGTTCCATATTTTTTCACGGTATCGCCTGTCTGCTGCACCATGTACCGGTTGTCCAAATGGGATTGCTTCACTCATTTTTGAACTTCTCTCATAGGCATTTCTTGCCTTTTCCGCTGATTTCTCAGAGAGGTCGCGGTATCTCTCTGCTCGAACGCGGTTACGTTCATCTCTGTCCATAATGTTAATTTGTTTTGGTTTGACTTTTATTTTATTGCACTATAAAGTTAGTGATTTTCAGCAAGTTAAACAAACATAATCTTCACCATTTTTACGCCATTTTCATCATTCTGTATCTGTTTGAGGTACATATCCTGCAATAAGAAGAATACGTATAATAGATCTTATTTCCTCTTATAATTTTCTTAGGGTAAAACCACCTAAGAGGAAGAAACTTTCCGCAAACGGAACATCGTCTTAATGTCACTCCGTTTTCCTCACGAACATTATGACGAACATGATTCTTGATAAGAGTGCAATTCTGACAATGCTTTTCCTTATCCCGAAATGCCCGACACCAATGCAAAGAACGCTCTCCACATTTAGCGAATCTCTTGCAACTCGCTATTGGAATAGGTAATATGCTCATATCGTTATCAATTTATCAAAGTCCTTACCATAAATGATGTAAACTCCACGTTTCCGGAGTTCAGCTACCAGCTGATCATTGGTGTATCTGGCCAGCCGACCATGAAGTCTGTCCTGCTTTCTTCTTTCAGACGTGTGTCTGCTCTCACATAACCGGCACCTGCTGGTGTAATGGATGCCGGATTTCGTTTCATAGGCGTGGAATCTGCTCTCAGGAAGAATCCGGCCACACTCTATACATTCTTTCATGATGCAGCCCTCCTCATAATCTCATACATATTCTTTTCTACTATCCTGATAATCTGTTTATGGTAATCACTATCTTGGTTACATACACCACGAGATTGCACTATCTTGAATGTATTCAGATTTACCTCGATTGTTTCCAAGCGTTTTCCATTCTTCTTAGCGGATAACACAAGGCTTTCTTTTCTTGCATAATAGGCACAGTTATATACACAGTGGTGCATTGTTTTCCACTCTTGATAATACTGGGTAACGCTTTCCAAAGGGCTGATAACTATACACTCATCCTTTATCTGTAGACCGAGGAATGGCTGTATCCTTTTCCAAAAAACAGCAATGTTTCGTTTCAGTTCCTTCTCTTTCTTCATGCGTTCAATCCTTTCACGTTCCATCCTTTCCCTTGCCTCTATCTTTCTCTTCTTCTCAAGTAGCTTATCATGTGCTTTCTTCAGGTTCTTCGGGCATACATAGTGAGCGTTATGGGTATCCAAATGGAAATAATCAAGTAGACGCAAATAATTGTCATACATCGAACCGTCCTTGATGATATATCCGTTACGATTGCATATATTGACCGCCCACGGATGGGAAAGACCTCCACGATACATGTATAACTCAAGCATACCATACTGTTTCGTCTTCAGTAGCATTTCCGCATACTTGCTTTCACCTAACAAAGCACGTATCAACATCCCAGGAGTAACACCATGAAACGAAGTACGTAATCCGTTCCTCCGAAGTATAGGGAGCAATTTTACTTTCGGATATACATAACCGTCTATGTCATACGAATGTGAATAATATATATTTCCGCTCTGCTTGATACTCATGTCTGTAGTGTGAACCCAACCTCTAGACTCCATGTTCATGGCTTTAGCTATAACAGTCTCTTTGTTATCAGCAGTTATCCACTGTTGGCATACCTCATCAATGAAATAATGAGTATCACAATTGTTCTTCCTCACATACCTGGCTGTGTAGAAGTGGCGAAGCACTTGAAAATCTCCTGATGTGGTAACTACTGTCAGATAGCTTACTGCATAATCCTTAGTCTTACGGCTTACTTTCACTTCCAATTTTTCTCCGCAATAAGGACAGTATATGTAACCTTCCTTCTGTCCGGTAGTGTCTACCCACATTCTTCCACATTCACTACACCACATTTCATCCTTACATTTGTAAGCGTTATGAAGAAAGCAATGCTTCTTTCCCCACTGTATCTGTGCCTCTGTAATAGCTGGCAGCTTACTGCTGAGTTCAACTACCAGCCTTTCACGTTTATTTCTCGGTTTCATGTTACATTTCATCAAGTAAGTCCATTATACTCTCTGCCTTAGAAGCCTGTTCCATTTTAGCAGATGTTTCCTCAGATACAGAAGCGACAGAAACTTTACACTCCGGGACATTATCAGGAACTTTTATTTTAAGTTCATCAAAAAAATGTACAGCAAGACCAAAAACCTCTTCACTTGTCATACACACCACATTACTACCTTCCTTTTTGGCTTCAGAAAGTATATAGTTAAAGCAGTCATCAATAGTTTTCCCACAATTATTATATTTCTCAGCAAATACAATATCTTCTTTTGCCTTTTTATCAAGATGATTCTTGATAAGCATCTTAGCATCACATTTGTTACTCATATCTTCAATATTTTTCTTAGTTTGACTTTTATAAAATAAGAATGCCACGACTATGCGTGGCATCCGGTTATACAAGATTATCGAACAGTCCAGGAATTCTGGGTTCCAAAGCTTCAAGCTCATCCCTGAAGAACTGTTCCTTTGTTCTTCCCATTTTCTTGCCCTTTCGGGTATGTACATCAAAAGTATACGGAGGAATCATTATCGGGCTTTTGCGGACATCCTCAATCCACCTCTCAACATCTATCAGATTTCTGTCATATATGAAGTTCTGCAGGTGGTCGGCATCCCTGCACTTTCGGCATTCACAAAGTAGTATTACTGCCTTGCTAACAAAGATTCTTCCCTTATCCTCAGTTCCTCCTTTACTCACAAGCTCATGTCCCTGCCATAAGGATTCAATCTCAGACGTAACCAATCCATAGCAATCTTCAGCAGAAATCGTATATAGACGCTTCCACACATAATCCTTATAACCACTGGTCCACAACTCGAGAGCAAAGTATCCGGCAACGGCAGTATCAGCCCTTCTTACAGCTTTCTGCATTGCTGAAGATGCTTCAAAAAAATCATATCCTCTAACGGTTCTAATAATCATAACAACTTGACTTTTATTGTTTTACATCAGTAAAGTTAAATCAGAATGACAAGTTTAGCAAACAGAAACTTCGCCATTTTTACGCCTTTTTTCAGTACCTAAACTTGCATGTTATATTGTACTGAACAAGCTGTTTTGTCTTATCTTTCCCGTTATTGGTTGAACCTTTTAAGTTGATACTGTCACCGAAATGTTTCTTGATTAACATGATGGATCGTTGTTCCTCAGCCTGATTACGGAATGCAGCAAGACCTCCTGAATTTACGAAAGTGGATTTCTGCTCAAAATTGTACCTCAGATCAGTAAGTATCTTTCTTTCCTTGTACTTCATGTAACAGGAAATCCAAAAATCTTCCTTGAGCCTCAGTTCCTCATTCCACCATGTATTCTTGTTGTAGAACACACCGTATGAGCATCCGGTAATCATTTTAGAAAGTGACAGAAAGCCGGTTTCATCATACATGACAGGAGATATGCGTGCAGTAAAACCGAACAGATGAACATCCAGCATCTCAGCAATTTCGGCAAGGTTGAATATGATACGAGTTATCTCGTTCTTATCTTTAATCCTTGATGGTTCGCCTTTCTCTACACAGATAGATTTGCAGGCGTGAACATCATCATCCAGCATGAACAGGTTCCTGAAATGCTTAGCCATCCAGTTACGTTTGGGGATAAGACCAACAACATCGTCAGGATGGGTGACTATCTCACAGTCTGGATTGAACTGGCGGTACAGGTCCGCCTGACTCTCTGCAACGCAGATTATAGGATCGTTCACAAGTTTTTTTGCAAAGACCCTGTCATGTCTCTTATGACTTGGTATTACGATTCTCAATTGCATGGCGTACATCCTTTATATCGACAACATTGCTCTTGCTAACTTTCCCGGTCTTGTAACTCTGCATGTGCTGCATGTCTAGTGCCTCACGCAGCCAGTTGCTATCCACCTCATTGGCAGACATGATGATAAATAGCTCATATTTCTCATCATACTTGGGAATTAATGGATAGACGGCGGTTTCATCCGTTATGGCTTCGAAACGCTCCTTGAATTCGTCCTTTTCAGGCTCCGGAGCAAACTCTATTCCCCAGTCCTGAAGCTCAGACTTATCCCAGTCGTTCATCAGTACATCCATATCGTTCTCGCCGAATGATACGTTGTCCTTAGTCGCGTACTCACGCAACTTCTTCACAGGAGTATCAGGGCTCAGGACCTTACAAGGCAGCTCCTTGTATCCGAGTTCCTTGCAGGCCCTAAGTCGTAGATTTCCACACACTACTATGAATCTTTCTCCCAAAGGAAATACGATAAGTTCCCGAAGATTAAGCATCTCAGGACTATCCTCAATACTTTTCTTCATTGCATCATAACGGTAATCCCTGAAGAACCGAGGATTTTTCGGAAGGCCATCAAGCTGACCTTTATTGAAATCCAGCAGACTAATCTGGATTGTCTTAAAATCAAAATCTGTCATATACCAACTATTAATAAATCAACAACACATAATCAACATCACACGATAGCCGGTAACACACTTAGTCTGTACGATAGGAATTAAACTCCACCTTATCCTTCAATAGCTGTTCGATGTCGTTGCACCCTATCTTTTCGAGGTATGTAAGCGTAGCTATTATAACATCTGCGGCTTCTTCCTCGCGCTCACTCCAGGATGGGATATGATTGCTTCGCTCCTTACCTGCTTCAGCCAGTTCCCTCCATTCTGAGGATATGGCCAGTACAACAGCTTTAGGAGAAGTCGTTTCTGTCATTTTTTTTCGCTTTAACGCTATATCAAAACATCTTTTTGCAAGTCTGTTAAGTGTAATCATAATTCTAAGTTATTGTTATCGAACTACATTGATAATCACATAGGATTACTTTAAGGGGCATTTATTTTTTCCATAGCAATATTATGTAAAGAGAAAGCTGTCAGGCTTTCTCAAGTTCATCCAATTTGCCTTTCAAAGAAGTTTCCTTCTTCGAATATGAATCAAGGATTTTCTTGTTCATTTTCGAAAATTCATCCGGGTATTGCTCAGAGAATATCATGATCTGGCATCTCCTCATATAATCGTAGAAATTCACATCGTTACTTGTAAGATTCTCACGGATGAATTCACGATACCAGTGCATTCTCTCTGACTGGTTGTTCTTCACGTATTCAATCCAGCCTTTATCGTTAACATCATGCTTTTTTATTCCGATACTTTCAAGATATTCACTACTACATCCTCTAAGAACCATAACATCGAACACTACCCTTTCATTTAAGCTAAGTTCCGAGGATTTTGCCGGGTACGACTTCTTGTTTTGCGCCCATTCCCTCATTGTCTTGGCGGCATTTTCGACAGCAATCTCCTTATTCCGTTTCATCTGGGATTTGATTTTATCAATCTCGGCACTTCTAACATCTACAGCCGCACATGTACCCGTTGCTGTATGTTTTTTAACGTAATAGAACTTGACTGAATAATATGGCTTACCATATCCGTTATTGAACGATATGCATCTGTATATCTTATTTTTCCGAAAGCATTTTGGTTATTCTTTCGTCATTTTCCTTGTAGAAACATTCAGAATCGAATACATCATGAGGATCAACAACAGCAAAACCAGCATTCTTAACCCTCTTGAGAAATTCATTGCTCTTTTTCTTCAACTCGTCATTCCAATATGGCTCTGGAGCAGAATATATGACAACTGACTTGCCAAAATCCAATGTTTCACCGTCTTTAACCAGAATGTCAGCTTGCTGCATTATCTTGTAGAATATATAATCGCTCTCTTTCTTCCTTAGACATTCAGGGTTCGTACATTTCTGCTCCTTGCCCTTCATCTCATAAAACAGACAGCTGTAATTAGCTGTGTTATTCACACAATCAGCACATTTTGGATATGAAGAACTGAAACCGTCTTCATTAAAGAACTGACATGAGGTTATTATACCGAATTTATTATCAACAAATCTCTTAATTTCATTGACAGAAGAACCTTTATGGTAATTTTTATAATACCCTTTCTGGTCCTTCTCGCTCAACTTGGAAAGAATCATTGCTCCGGACAGAGGAAGATCATCACTCTTAATGAGTTCCTTCAATTCAGGTATAAGAGCGTTCAACTTGATTCTGTCAAGGACGAATCGATTAGACTTCCCGAATTTCGCTGCGATATCATCAACACTCTTTCCGTTTTCGGCAAGCAGGGAAAATGCAAGAGCTTCCTCTACAGGATCTACATCCTGACGTTGCAGGTTCTCAGTAATCATGGCTTCGAATGCTTCATCATCACTCATGTCACGGATAATACATGGTATCTCATTATATCCATTAAGCCTTGAACCTATCTTTTTATACGCCCTGAAACGTCTCTCACCGCATACAATTTCATACTGAGGCTCTATGATGACAACTTCTGCGGTATCCTCATCAATCTCTTCATAGCCTTTACTTTTCAATCTTACAGTAATCGGCTGTAAAAGCCCCTGTTTTTCTATGTTTTTTGCCAGTTCCTCTATTGCTGACTCATCGAATGTTTTACGAGGATTTCTCGGTGATGGACATATCTGCGTCACCGGAATATTCATTACTTCAATCATAAATGTTTGACTTTTATTATTTTACATCAGTAAAATTAAATTAATAATTCAAGTTAAGCAAACAGAAACTTCACCATTTTACAGCCTTTTAATGATTGAGAAAAAATGCCTTTTTGCTGTTTCTTCGAATACTTCTAAGTCTGTATATTTGACTCGGACGAGGCAATGACCATTAACAGTAAGATGCACGTGCTTCCATCCGAATTTTTCGCAGATGTATTCCTTCCTTAGCATACCTTTCTTGTTGAATTTTATCTCAAACTCTTTTGCCAGCAAGTTTTTGTTCATATTCCTCAAGCTGTTTCTTTTGTTTTTCCAGACTTTTCTTCTTCATGAAGTGTAATACTTCATTTGACCTGCGAAGTGCTTCCTGAGCGTCTGTATTGCCTTGTGAAGCCAATTCTTTCAGTTGATTACGGTAATCATCGTAGAATAGACCTGTATTTTCTTCTCCGATATGTTCTTTATACTCATTGTAGGATGCAATATCAGCTTTGGCACATCGTTCCTGATTGTACTGCTTCAGCCAGTTCATAATTACGGAGCCGTCCAGCCTGTTGTATATCTCTCCATAGCGACCTTTCATCGCGTTTCGGAAACACAGCTTCAAATCGTCAATCTTGAAGTACGGATATTCCTCAATGATAAGGTCTGTAGTCGTAGCAACCTGTGAGTCGTTCATCGTATTAGAAGAATTGAAGAAATCTACAATCTCTGAAATCAGAATGACCACAACTGCACGTGCTTGGTTTTCTCCAAGTTCTTTGGCGATCATACCTAACGCCGGTTCAGATGAGGCAAAGACATCATCAACACTCTTAGGTCTCAGTGCCTGCAAGTATTGCTTCGGCGAGGTCTGTAAGACGGCTAACTGATTCTTTTCTGCCGCTTGCAGTATTGCTATTTCGTTTTTCGTCATAATTACCCTCCAATATCTTAGTGAAGTTTCCAGCCTTGAAAATCCAGTCAAAATCGCACTTCCAGTTTCTGTCGTTACACCCTAAAAGAAATGGACTGGCAGCCACCTTCTTCAATACGGTGAATACAGTTTCCTTGTCGTACTGGGCTATTCTTGCCTTGACAGCCTTGCGCCTTGCTTCGGTCATGTTCACGACCATTGACAATTTACCGTTGAAAGTAGTATTGAAGTATTCCTGCAATCTGACAAAATCAACATGCTCTATTTGCGGATGAGGATTCAAAGAAAGCTCGTCTTTCTTTGTATCTCCTGAAGGAGATATTTCTTTATTATTTTTTTTACTTTTCTTTTCTTTCCTTTTCTTTACTTTACTTTGTGTACTCCTGACATCAGTAACTTTGTTTTTGACATCCGAAACATTGTTTCTGACATCCGAAACCATGTATTCTTCAATGTATTCAATGCTTTCTCTTTTATAGACTGCGGATTTAAATCTCTTCTGAATACCATACGAGGTAAGTACCTGATATTTGTTATATATGTTCTGGTCGAAAAAATCGACTTGCAGAGCCTTATATATGACTTCCTTTACTGCGCCCTCGGAAACCCCAACAGTGTCAGCAATAACAAAAGGCAAATCTTCATCCCACAAGATGTAATACCCATTATCTTTATAGATATTACACAGCAGGCAGATTAGTATGGAAGTAGCCTGCGAACCGCAGGCTCTTGCAATCTTTCTGATTTTTATATCTGAGAAAAAATCAACATCGAAAGGGAAGTAATCAATTCCCTGTTTGACTGGTCTGGCCATAAGTACCTCCTACTTTCAGAACTCAATCGGAGTTACCTCATATTCGATACGTGGTTCCTTCTTGTCGATGAACTTCTGAATGTCTATTTGAACACAATATCTGTCATTATCAATCGTCTTGGTCTGCTGCAGGCAATCAAGAAGAATCTTAAGAGAATTGTCCAGATCCGGTCGGTTACTTGAATAATATATCTTTGCTTTAAGCTTGAAATATCCCTTGACCATCCTACCACGTTCCGGACACTGGATATAGAAATTCTTTTCATATTCAGTAAGAACCTTCTGTTTGGCCAGCTTTGCATGACCGCCGACATTAACTATCTTATAACAGTTACTCTTACTTGGTATCTGTCCTCTTATCACATACATAAGCTATAGTATTACATTGGTTAATTGTTTTCCGTTTGTCTTAATCATCCACTCACCTTTCTTTGGCTGCTCGACTCTAAGTTCTTCAACTTTGCCGAATGTCTTTAAGTTACCGCACAGGTCAATAACCCATCCCTCTTTCCCTGGATATGGTCTGATTACACGTCCTATCATCTGATAATAGAGCGACAAGGACATTGTAGGACGGCAAAGAACAATCGTGTCAAGTTCAGGATAATCAAATCCGGTAGTAAGTACCCCACAATTGGCAACAACTTTTATCTTACCTGCCTTGAAGTCGGATAATATTTTCTCACGTTCTTTTTTAGGAGTTGTTCCACTTACGACTGCACTATCAGGGATTTCATGCGTCAGCATTTCAGCTTCCTTCACAAACCTTGTGAATACAAGTATTCCACGCCTTGGTATTCCGCTTTTCGGTCTCAGAAGCCTTCTTACCATACTGATTAGATAACCATAAAGATCAACCCTTTCAAACTCTTTGGAAAGACTCTTATCGTCAAAGTCAGCACCGGTAGAATTTCTACTGACATTCACAAGCTCTATCTTTGTCAAGTCGTAATATTTCAACTTGGTAAGAAATCCCCTGGCAAGCAAATCACTGACCTGACAATAGTAGATTACGTCACTGAAAACCCTCGGACGTGTACGTGTAAGAAACTTCAGCATGGCTCCATTCATCGTATTGCACAATCTGTACGGAGTAGCCGTAAGACCTATAACACGCCTTTCCGCATCAGCGAAGAAGTCAGCATACATACCCTCCTTGGCATTTACCAAGTGACATTCATCAATAAGAATATACCTGAACTGCCTGAAATCAGACATATGATTGTATACACTACCAATCGTTGCGAATGTTATCCTGTTTATGTCTTTTCTTCCAACAGAAGCAGAATAGCACCCAGCATCAATGATTCCGTATGTCTGCAACTTTGCGAAGTTCTGTTCCAGAATTTCCTTATTAGGCTGAAAAACCAGTAAAGGTTCATTGAGCCTTGCTGCGATGTCAGCAATGATGAGGCTTTTCCCTGCACCAGTAGGCAATATCATAAGATAATTCTTACCTCCTTTCAGCCGATAATGAGCTATTGCGGCGTTACTGGCATTCTGCTGATAATCTCTTAATTGAAATTTCATATACTGATTATTCCTTTATGAACTTTTTCGTGACAGGAAGCGCACAATGTAACAAGGCAATCAAGATGCTCAAGTTCCTTTCCAACAATTGAAACACCATTGACATTATATCGTTTGTGATGCACTTCCAAAGGATAGCGCGAGCCGCATATCCTGCATTTATGATTATCTCTTAACCTAACATTCCTTGCAACCTTTTCCCAATATGGACTGTTAAGAGAATGCACATAATTGGACTTGCAGCCACGCTTATGCTGTAATCTACTCATCTCCTACAGCTTCGTTGAATTCTTCTTCTCCCATGACATCACTTTCATCATCAGGAATCAAGTCGTGTTCCTTATCAAACTCTTCATCTGAAGGTTTTTCAGGAGCAGGAAAATCCAAGCCAAACAGTTCCATCATTGCAACTCTGTTTTTATCCTCTTGTGCCCATAATGATGATTTGTCATAGGAAGGAATTTTATCAGCTTTTGCAAGTACAACCTCACCGTTGAGAATGGAATAATACAGGAAATATCCATTCAAGGCTATACGGAATGTCTTGGTAGCAGGCAGCTGCTTTTCCTCTGTACCTTCCTGAACTTTGGCGGCATAGTCCTTAATCTGCTTACTCAGTGAACTTAGTCTTTCCTCTGCATCCGTCTTGATACGTTTGGCTTCCTCCTTAGCGTTCAACAAAGCATTCTCAGCTTCAGGAAGCTCCTGCTCTACCAACTTGCAGTATTTCCCACGAAGGTCCGATTTCTCCACGTCATCCATGTAACGAAGCGTTCTCTCATTTTCAGGAAACAACGCATTGAAGTGCTCATTAACAGCCTTCAGAATGTCTTTTTCACTTTCCGCTTTCTCAAATTGCAGCTTCAGAGGAAATTGTTCCCGAACTGCTTCCGGAAGAACGAATTTCAATTCTGCCGGTTCGTAATCTTTAATTATTGCCATATTAATATTTGTTTTCGTACTCGGCTGCAAATGCCGAATAATATTGGTCTGTCGGTAATGGTAGCTGTATTCCGTATTCTGTCATTATATCAGCCTTTACAGCATCCAGGAAATGTGACATTTCCATTGTACTCAACCCCTTAGTACCTCTTGCAAGTTCCGTTCTCTCACCTTTCGGCGTTATGACCATTTTTGTCAGGAACTTCTTGCAGTACAGGTCATGTATTGTTTCCACTCCTTCCTTTGTACTCCAATATGCTTCACCGGTGAACTCACGCAAGGCACATCCCACACACCTGAACCACATCCACATCAGTGCGTTCTGATCGAGTGTTCTGGGCTTGGTCTTTCTCTTGATGGTTAGAGTGTATTCACCATTACGGAGAAGGCTCAACATGAAGTTGAAATCCTTGTCCATGGTAGCCTTCCCGTCTTTCTTTATAATTGTAGCCTCCATGATTATCTATATGGTGGTGTGAAAGGTAAATCATCAGCACCTGAAGTTGGAGGGAACTGCTGCGGCTGGTTGTACTGCTGATACTGCTGATAAGTTTGTGGTGCAGGCTGTTGAGGCTGTTGCTGTTTTACCACGAGCATTTCCATATTATCAGCAAAAATCTCAGTCAGATATCGCTTTACCTTGTTATTGTCCTCGTAACTACGTGTTCTGATTTTTCCCTCAACGTAAATCTTGTCACCCTTATGCAGATATTTTTCAGCAACTTCCGCAAGACCTTTCCACATGACTATGTTATGCCATTCAGTCCTGTCTGGAACCTGAGTACCATTCTGCAATGTATACCCATTTTCCGTCGTTGCCAGTGTGAACTGGCAGATCTTGGAGCCGCCATCGAGTGTTCTCACCTCCGGATCTTTTCCGAGATTTCCGATTAGTTGTACTTTGTTAAGCATTTATTCCTCCTTTCTTAATGTAATTCTTATAGATGCTGCTGTTTCGGTTTCCTTGATGTATTGTTTATACAATTCAGGATGATCCGATTGAAACCTCTTAGTGTCGAACGACTTCTTTATTCCGGCTGGTGTTATGGTAGCCTTCAATATCCCTGTGTCCCACGACTTGACATCGTGTTCAACCATTGCACGTTTCAACGAATCTTTGAAACCATCAATGAACGGCTGTATTCTCTCAACTTCCGCTACAGCTTCAAGATATTTGTTAATTACATCCTTTGGCAATAGCTGTACTTCATCTTTCTTGTGTTCAATTGCGGTTTCGGTCTCAAGGTAACTTATACCCTCAACCTCACACTGCATGAGCTTCTTCACCTCATCGTCAGATTTTCTTTTCAGAGGGATAAGCTCATACTTCTCGTTGTACAGCCATACTCCATAGAGGCAATCAACTTTAAGGTCGGGATTCTGTAATTCGAAAAGATAAGCATAGATAGACAACTGCCACTCGAGATAATCTATATCTGCCTTATATGTCGTTTTGATGTCAGCAAGAGCTATCTTACCATCCTTTTCCCAAACGCAGTCAATATTGGATGCAAAATGCTCTTCATCAGATACGGTATATTCATTTTCCAGCGCTGTATAACCAGCACCAATCCGTATCATAAGGTAATTTATTGCCTCCTGACATTCAGGCTCGAATCCTGTTACGTCAGCAAACTGGCATTCATGATGAACCTTTGTACCTCTCTCTGCTGCACGTTCAAGTATATACTGAGGTACTTCCTTATACTTATCCGGAAATAATTGTCTTTTAATCATTCCAGTTATTCCCGACAGTTGCTTTTCTCCCAGAAAATAAGTGTGGCTCTCTTCATTGAAAACCACACTTGACTTAACCAATTCTATCATTTTGGAAACTTTTTACAAATCATTTGAATCTCATTCTTAAACTCAAGGTTATTCTGCATGGCAGCATGTTTTTTCCATACAGCATTGACTTCAGCTCGACTTCTACATGCGCGGACTTCATTAATAGCTTCCTGAAGCTGTTTCCCAGAAAAGACACTTGAATTTTGCTGAGGCTGTTCCGACTTTGACTTTTGCTGCTCCTTAGGGAACTGGTATCTTATCACACCGTTGTTGTCTACAATGATACACTTGCTCACCTCTCTGTTCTCATCATATTCAATCTCACTTACAGAGAACTTGGTGTATGTAGAACACTTTCCTGATTGACTTTTGAATATCTCATTGGATTCAAGTTTAACCCAGATGAAAGGAGCAGAATAAAGTTCGCGACCAATCCCCCAGTTGAATCCGGCACGCTTGAAAGCATCCGAAGCCTGCCCCTTTTCCTTTTCGGTATTGGATTCTGTTCCGACATCCTGTTTGCTCACCCATTCCTTTTTCCGCTCATCGTAGATGGATATGGTGCAGAACAGATTCCCGTTCACAACCTCGTGATCTCTCTTCCAGTTCATTGGACCGAAAACTTCATCAAGCAGCCTCATGTCTACTCGGGCATCCTTGTACAGTAATAATGTACATCCTTTCTCGTTGATAGTACCGATGCGGCATTCAATCTCGTTTGCCTTCAGGGTTCTAATGTTAACGACTCGTTCGAAAAGTGTCTGCTGCACTTCCTCTTTTTTAGCTTCCTGATTTTCTTCTACAGGAGCTTCTGTCTTAGCTTTTCTTTCAGCCATATTTTCAATATTAATAGTTTGACTTTTAGTTCATTACATCAGTAAAGTTAAATCAGATTGTCAAGTTTTGCAATCCGAAACTTCGCCATTTTTACGCCTTAACATTTACCACAATTAAAAGAAAGGGGACATATCATGGAAAGTATAAAGTGCCTAATTTTAAACTTCAATATTTGATGTTGGATATGCCCCCTCGAATTATTACTTTTGCTTTTGCTTAATTTTAAATTTTAATCGTATGAGAGATAAAACATTTTATAAGGAAAAAGCCGAAGCAATTAAAAACGAAGTGTTGGAAATTCAGAATAAAGGTGAAGTATTTGACTGTAACGATCCATTTAATCAATATCCGGGGATTCATGAAGCCATCCGTGAATTTATTCATTTAGTATATTCTTTTGATAAGAATCTGCCATTTAATAAAGAGATTCAGTCGTTAGTAGATTTAAGCTTCATTAATAGTACCGAATACATTGGCATAGATTTTACTTCAAAGAAGTTTGAAACCATTATATCTAAGATTGACTTCTTCATTCACTATCTTGACACTTATGTTGACTAAAGGCTTCCTTTACCAGTTCAGCACGTTTTTTACCATATTGTAATTCGATACAGTCAATTAATGATTGTTCTATTTTTTCGGGAAGTATCCTTAATGCTTCCCGATTAGACATCTTCATCCCTTTAATTGATAGAGAAAACTCCGTATCGAGAAAATTTTCGCATGTAAGCGAAATATTAATTTCCATTTCCATAATTATTGAGTTTACAATAAATTGTGGTATCGGCAGGATTCGAACCTGCATGAGCTTTCTGCTTTGAGTAACCCTTCCGGCTGGGTAAAGCTCCAGTACTCGTCGTGCGTCTACCAGTTCCGCCACGATACCAATTTGAAAGCAACCTGACGGCTTTCACAAGAGGTCAGGTACATTACACACTTTTCACACAAGAAACACAGCGGATGCTACGGGACTCGAACCCGTGACCTTCCTGCAATGCAGGATGTTCTTCCCCTGAACTAAACACCCAGTAAAATGCAGACGACTTTCACAAGTGATCTGCATAGCATCACTAATCAACTAACTAAGTAAACCTAACCTTCACAGGCTATAGTTCCCATTCCGGTAAGCTCACCCGGACATGTCCTCTCTCGGACACGGAAGGCTATCTTCATGGAATCCAATTAAAAGTATGAACACACAAAAAAGTATATCACTTTTTCTTTCTCTTCCTCCTATGGTTAGCACAATGCCTCAATACATCACCACCGTTGCAGAACCATTTACCGTTCTGCTGTGCAGTAGGTTTATCGGCACGAATATCTCCACGATCAACAAGTGTTTCAAGTTTCCTTTCACTACCTACAATACGGGCTGCCTGAGTCTTGCTTAGCGGAATTTCTTCCATCGCCAGTAATATATTCTCGAGCAACACATCTGAACTGACCACTATCATAAGTCTGCCATTAAGAGTATACACCATATTAACTAACTCGAGTTACAACTATAACGCCAGACTGCATATCGGTCTTGATGCTCCATCGAAAGCCCTTAACCCTTTCTTCTGCGAGTCTGTTATACATCGTATTCTCCACAGACCGTTTCTGAGACAGAGGAAATCTTTCCTGTCCGGAAACAGGCATATTCCTGAGCGTTTCAACTATCGGTTTTTTTTCCATATTTCCTTCCATGTTATGACGTTAGAACAAACACACAATACAAGGGCGACAAAGCAGGCTATAGCCCAAGCCCAATTCACAGAACCATAAGAAGCAACAGCTCCCCAGAACAATCCTGAAACTCCAAGAGTTACCATGCAGGACATTATAAATGACATGATATTCATAATTGTATGATTTTAAGATGCTCCCTCCGGCAGATTCCATCCGCTGCTGCACGCTTTTCGGAGGGATTTCTTAATTTTGTATTGCAAACTAAAAATTAAGAATCATGAAAAATTTTATTGTCGTATCAGACACCAAAGGAAAATCTTGGTGCATCAACACTGATGCAATTATCTGCATTGAAGATTTAAGAGGTCAAACAGCTTTTCATCTTAAAGAAGAAAAAGAGCCAATCATCACTAACCTGAAGTTCGAGTCTGTATTGGCGATGCTCGATGCTCGTTAAATGTCTGTACCTTACTATAAATTGGGATAGATAGAAATCTTATCTTAAGGATTGTTCTATCTATACCAATACAATCAGTCAAAACCTTGTTTCCACATTTGATATCACCAACCATTTTGTCAACGATATACTCCTTTTCGATAATTGCTTTCATCGTAGTAAAATTTAACTGTGCCGGAACGTGGATTCGAACCACGACTTGTACATCGTATTGCCCTTAGATATGTTTGTATCATGCACCGTTCTACCATTGAACTATTCCGGCTATCCTATCATAAAATCCACATAGTGGACCGAATTGTCTATAATTCTATGTACTCAACTGGCTGCCTATTATCCATAGTAACTGGATGATTTCTCACCCGCCAGAAGCCTAAGTATGTCAAGGAACTCTTCTCTGTGTTCCCGGATAGGCGGTCAAGCCACACCGGGATAAATTGCCAAATTAACCGAAGACATACTTTTGCAGATCTTCCTTGGAGGGGAACAATATTTCTTCATTAAAGAGGTTATACCCATATGAATCCTCCTTAACGTCATCATTAGCATCAATGAGGCAATACATATTACGCTGTTTATTTTCTCCCTTGATGAAGATTGTAATATCCTTAATCTTCCTTTCAACGGCTTTGCCATCAGAAATCATCCAGACCTTCTGGTTGATATCGAATTTTGGTGAAACAACTTGAATCATATTTTTTGACTTTTATTTAGTGATTAATTATCCAAACTTGTATCTCAGGTAATCATCCTCACTGGAGAATCCGGCATCAACTGTCTGCCATTCATTTTCTCCTTCATCCATAAGATGTTTCTCTGCATCTTGTTTTTCCTGCATCAGGAAAGCAATAAAATCCTCTTTGGAGTCATCCGTATTGAAGTATTCCTGCATTTCCTTTTCTGTCATATTTTCCGCCATTTCTATGTCGGATGTAATGCTAATAATCTCATTTTCATAGTATCTTTCTTTCGCGTTCATATTTGATTAGTGATATTTTTTATATATATTTGTTTGTTGATTGATTGATGATGCAAATATATCGCCATTTGACGATATATACAAGCAGATTAGAATATTTATATCGTCGTTTGACGATTTTTAACTAAGTAAACGAAATATGCTAATAGAAAGAATTAAAAAGATAATTGATGAGAAACAATTATCTGCAAGGGCTTTTTCACAGGCAATTGGGTTCAATTATACAACCCTGAACAACTATCTAACTGGAAGAAGATCAACAATTGACTCTGAACTCATAACGAAAGTATTAATTTCATATGACGACATTTCTGCTGAATGGCTGATGCGAGGCAAAGGAGAAATGCTACTGACATCTGAACAGCCAACTGACAAAGAAAGCGACAGAATGAGCAAGCTGATTGATACAATAGCCTTCCAGCAGGACACAATCAAGAATTTGCAGGCAAGAATAAAAGAACTTGAGGCAGAACTTATAATTGAAAAAAATAAAATTGCATAAACTAAATACAAAACGAACCATGGGGACAAACAATGAATGCAATGAAAAGAATTGCGCACATTTCATAGATAAATCAAATACCAAATTTTACAAAAAAAAATTTCTTATTTCAATAATTACTTGTACTATTATCACCATCATTTTATTTTGCCTTTTTAGTAATAGTTATAATAATAGTCAAAATGAAATAATAAAAACTCACTCTGAGTTCTGCAAAGAGACCGAATGCTATTTAAAATCTTTATCAAATGAGAACGATTCTATTAAACTTATACATGAAAGCATTATTTACAAGATAACTGAAAGAAATAATGCCATAACAGCAATGCTAGAAATACAGTATAATAAAATACAAAATGATTTTTCATTGCTTTCGCTGTGGGCTGGACTTCTAACCATTGTTTTCTTGATTTTCTCAATATACTCTATCTTCAAGGTTGACGAAATGCAGAAACAAGGTAGAGAATATTTAAACCAAATCGGTGATATATCTTCAAAGGCCAAAGACACATCCCACCAAATTGAGGAATTATATAATAAAAAAGTAAAAGAATTGAATGCACAAACAAATGAAGAATTAACAAAGGTAAAGGATAGTACTGCAAGAAGTTTATCTGAAATCAATAAAAAAATAAGCCAACTTAGTTCTTCATTTCAGGAAGAAGTTAATAACAAGACAGCAGAGTTTAATAAGACAACAGAAGAAACTATAAAAAAAATAAATAAAGCTGCTGATGAAAATCAAAGCTTAATTATGAAATTAGTACACTTGATTAACCCTAATTTTGACAAAGAAACCAAATAATATAATTATGTGTTCAAATAATACACTAAATTACGTACTGAAGATTTCTATACTATTAATGGATATTAATGTCGAAAAATTGCGACTTTTAAACCACAATAATAGTAAAATATTAAGATACATAAGTTTTGTTAATCAAGATGGGAAAGAAGAAAATGATGATATAGAAGATAAACTTCTTTCAAGTATTACAGATAAAATGAATAATATTTTTCATCTAATAATAGGACTTATTTTATCTTCCGAAGGTGATGGCGACAAAGCTTTTAATGAAGCTTCAGATGCCCTTGATCAACTATCAAACTCCATTTCAGAAATAAAAGATATAAGAAAAAACAAAATTGACAACAACTTACAACAATTAGTAGACAGAGCAATAGATATGCTTATTCAGCGAAGTAATAAGCGCTTTGACTTGATTTCCAAAATAATATATTGTAAAAACTTATTATATAAAAATTAATATGAAAACATATATATTTTCATATAATAATCATTATGAAATTACCAATGATGACCTTGACAGTCTATTAAAAGAAATATTCACAACAATCGGTGATTTCAAAAAGAATATGGATTTCTCTTTCTTTATATCAAGCAATAAAAATGCTCAATATATTGCTGATATAATAATAAATAAAATTCCGCACTTAAGGTTTTTCATCACGGAAATAGGTAATAACAGACAAGGCTGGCTTCCTAAAGAAACTTGGATATTCATCAAAGAAAATAGTGAATAAAAGGGAAATTACCCTCTATTCCTAATGCTATATAGATATTTATGTTTATTAAATATTATCAGATTAATATCCAATAAAACGCTGAGAACAAAAAAGAGCCAAAAACAAATTACAACATATATAATATCATTAGTGTCCACTAAAAAATCATAGAAGTTCTTTGAAATTATTGAAATTCAATTTGTTATAGGAGATTTTTGGGAGA